TTTACCTCTTTGAGTGATACTTCTGTACACTGTTTTGTTGTTATAGAGGTAAAGAATTGTCATGGTAATGCTCTTTCGAGAGCAAGTTCGCGAAAGAAAGCAAAAATGCAAGTCACTCGGCAAGTTAAAGGTTTATCCATTATGAATCCTAAAGCGGCGTTTTTAGGCGTCGTGTATACGATTTCACATGGATTTGAACCTGTTCTTATCGAGGGACAATTTGTTGATTGGGAGCAATTTGAACTCCCTTTTTCAACGGACCTGTTTGGAAGTCCTTAAAAGCCAACAAGTACGACAAAGTTGATTTACCACGACGGGGTGACGTCGGAGGAATACGGAGTCGTATTGTAAATATTTGTACAGAGATTCACCACTACTGTTTATATTTGTGCCGATTGACCTGGGGCGGTCCTTTGGCTATACATAGAAGTCCTACTTTTGTAAATACTGCACAGAATGTACTTGTGCACAGGTCGTCTGCGGAACCTATCCAGCAGCGTGAACCTATCACGGTAAACCAGGTAGTGGTGGATGCCACGATCCCAAATTGGGCTGAGTTTGATACTCAGTCTGGTGCTGAACGTTTTAATGTTACCATTGGTACTCCTAATAGAGAAACCACGGAACAAATCACGACATTTTCAGACCAAAATCCTGCTTATGAGTACAAAGTCGACTCTATGCCGGATCCCACTTTTGGGGTGACTAATACTAACGACGCGGAGCTTGGGAATTTTTTCCAACGTCCTCTTAAGATCGCTACCTATGAATGGGCAACAAATGATTTTATATATCAGAAGTTTAACCCATGGCAGCTTTACTTTGAGAACCCGCGTGTTATTAACCGTATTGCTAATTTTAAGCAATTGAGGTGCAAGTTACATTTACGTTTCTTGATTAATGGTAACGGTTTCCATTATGGACGTGCCATTGCCTCATACAATCCTTTAGCGCCATTCGATGAATTTACAATCGATCGAGCGTTCATTCCACAGGATTTAATTGCAGC